GACATCGGTTATTGCAGAGGCCATTCAATGAGTGGTCTCGACAATGGCTTATACCCTACACGGGATAACTTAACTGATATCCCTTTTAACGGATAAACGGAGCCAACAATGGCAGAGATTATTCCCATGACTGAAGAACAGAAATTCCAGTTAGAGATTTACAAGCTGGTCATGAACCAGAACGCAGCCGCAGAAGAAGCATTTCAGTTCATTGGTACTGACGAGTTGAAGCTTGAGCTATTCAAAATTCACTTCCAGTCAGGCGGCGCTAATTCAGATATCACGACCCGCACAATCGAAGCGGTGCGTAAATCGAAGGAAGCGTTAGACCTGTTCACTACCGGAGCATAAACATGGCAACTCAAGGTTTCGACAACCCATCCAAATTCCGCGATGAATGGGATAAGCAAGCAGAAGGGAAATAATCAATATGGCGACTGAGAAAAAGAATGTCGGTCGCCCTTCGGATTACCTACCGGAGGTGGCTGATGATATCTGTGCGCTGCTTTCCTCCGGGGAAAGTCTGGTTAAGGTTTGCAAGCGCCCCGGCATGCCAGCAAAGGCTACTGTATTTCGCTGGCTGTCAGAGCATGAAGAATTTAGAGACAAGTACGCGAAGGCAACTGAGGCACGAGCTGATTCTATTTTCGAAGAGATATTCGAAATTGCTGACACTGCGATTCCAGATGCTGCTGAGGTGGCAAAGGCAAGACTTCGCGTTGATACCCGCAAATGGGCGCTGGCCCGAATGAATCCCCGTAAGTATGGCGACAAGGTAACTAACGAGCTTGTCGGCAAAGACGGCGGCGCAATCCAGATTGAAACATCACCGATGAGCACTCTATTCGGAAAATGACCTCGATTAATCCTATCTTTGAACCGTTCATTGAGGCGCATCGCTACAAAGTCGCCAAAGGCGGTCGAGGTAGCGGTAAGTCATGGGCAATTGCTAGGCTGCTTGTTGAAGCGGCGCGTCGTCAGCCTGTGCGTATTCTCTGCGCTCGTGAACTGCAAAACAGTATCAGCGATTCGGTAATCCGGTTGCTTGAAGATACCATCGAGCGTGAAGGGTATTCGGCTGAGTTTGAAATTCAGCGTTCAATGATTCGTCATCTCGGAACGAATGCTGAATTCATGTTCTACGGCATCAAAAACAACCCGACGAAGATTAAATCGCTCGAAGGTATTGATATCTGCTGGGTGGAAGAAGCGGAAGCGGTAACGAAGGAATCATGGGATATCCTGATTCCAACCATCCGTAAGCCGTTCTCTGAAATATGGGTGAGCTTTAACCCGAAGAACATCCTCGACGATACCTATCAGCGATTCGTCGTAAATCCTCCTGATGATATTTGTCTGCTGACGGTGAACTACACCGACAACCCGCACTTTCCTGAAGTTCTCCGTCTGGAGATGGAAGAGTGCAAACGCAGAAATCCGACACTGTATCGTCACATCTGGCTTGGTGAGCCAGTAAGCGCAAGTGATATGGCAATCATCAAACGTGAATGGCTTGAAGCCGCAACCGATGCGCACAAGAAACTAGGATGGAAAGCGAAAGGCGCTGTTGTTTCTGCACATGACCCGTCAGATACAGGGCCGGATGCTAAAGGTTATGCATCGCGTCACGGTTCGGTAGTTAAGCGCATTGCCGAAGGTCTGCTGATGGACATCAACGAGGGTGCTGACTGGGCTACTTCGCTGGCGATTGAAGACGGTGCTGACCACTACTTGTGGGATGGTGATGGTGTCGGTGCAGGGCTACGCAGACAGACAACGGAAGCGTTCTCCGGTAAGAAAATCACCGCCACGATGTTCAAGGGCAGCGAATCGCCATTCGATGAAGATGCGCCATATCAGGCCGGAGCATGGGCTGATGAAGTCGTACAGGGCGACAATGTTCGCACTATTGGCGATGTATTCCGCAATAAGCGAGCGCAATTCTATTACGCGCTGGCTGACAGGCTGTATCTGACATATCGGGCGGTTGTCTACGGTGAGTATGCAGACCCCGACGACATGCTGAGCTTCGACAAAGAAGCGATAGGCGAGAAGATGCTGGAGAAGCTGTTTGCAGAACTGACGCAGATTCAGCGCAAATTCAATAACAACGGGAAGCTGGAGCTTATGACTAAGGTCGAAATGAAGCAGAAGCTCGGTATTCCATCTCCTAACCTGGCTGATGCGCTGATGATGTGTATGCATTGCCCGGCATTGGTCCGCGAAGAAACAGAAATATACGTTCCCTCATCCTCCGGTTGGTAAACATGGCAGAGACATTAGAGAAAAAACATGAGCGGATCATGCTCAGGTTTGACCGCGCCTATTCTCCACAGCAGGAAGTGCGCGAAAAGTGCATTGAAGCTACGAGGTTTGCTCGTGTCCCCGGAGGTCAATGGGAAGGAGCAACGGCGGCTGGAACTAAGCTTGATGAGCAGTTCGAGAAGTATCCTAAGTTTGAAATCAATAAGGTAGCAACTGAACTTAACCGCATCATTGCAGAATACCGCAATAACAGAATAACCGTTAAGTTTCGTCCTAGTGACAGAGAGGCAAGCGAAGAGTTAGCCAATAAATTAAATGGTCTGTTCCGTGCTGACTACGAAGAAACTGATGGCGGTGAGGCTTGCGATAATGCATTTGACGACGCTGCTACTGGTGGTTTCGGTTGCTTCCGTTTGACGTCAATGCTGGTCAATGAATACGACCCCATGGACGATCGTCAGCGTATTGCTATTGAACCAATATACGACCCGTCGCGCTCTGTGTGGTTTGACCCTGACGCTAAGAAGTACGACAAATCTGACGCGTTGTGGGCGTTCTGCATGTATTCGTTGTCACCTGAAAAATATGAGGCTGAATACGGAAAGAAACCTCCAGCTTCTCTGGATGTAACGTCTATGACCAGTTGGGAATATGACTGGTTTGATGCAGATGTTATTTACATAGCGAAGTATTACGAAGTTCGTAAAGAGTCTGTTGACGTCATCAGTTATCGACATCCAATCACTGGAGAGATTGCAACATACGACAGTGATCAGGTTGAAGATATTGAAGATGAACTGGCAATAGCTGGATTTCAGGAAGTGGCAAGGCGCTCAGTGAAGCGCCGTCGTGTGTATGTATCCGTAGTGGATGGTGATGGTTTCCTTGAGAAACCTCGACGTATTCCTGGTGAGCATATCCCCCTCATCCCGGTTTATGGAAAACGCTGGTTCATTGATGACATTGAGCGTGTCGAAGGGCACATTGCAAAAGCAATGGATCCACAGCGTTTGTACAACCTTCAGGTTTCAATGCTGGCTGATACTGCAGCGCAAGACCCCGGTCAGATCCCTATAGTTGGCATGGAGCAAATTCGTGGACTTGAGAAGCACTGGGAGGCTCGCAACAAGAAACGCCCAGCGTTCTTGCCGTTGCGCGAAGTGAGAGATAAATCTGGCAACATTATCGCTGGAGCTACCCCTGCAGGATATACACAGCCTGCGGTTATGAATCAGGCATTGGCTGCATTACTACAGCAAACCAGTGCAGATATTCAGGAGGTTACAGGCGGCAGTCAGGCCATGCAGCAGATGCCAAGTAATATTGCTCAGGAAACGGTTAACAACTTGATGAACAGAGCAGATATGGCTTCGTTTATCTATCTGGACAATATGGCGAAAAGTCTTAAACGCGCTGGTGAAGTATGGCTGTCAATGGCGCGTGAAGTGTACGGTTCAGAACGTGAAGTGCGCATCGTTAACGAAGATGGAAGTGATGATATCGCTGTCCTGAGCGCACAGGTTGTTGACAGGCAAACAGGGGCTGTTGTTGCGTTAAATGACCTTTCTGTCGGTCGATACGATGTGACGGTTGATGTTGGACCAAGCTACACAGCACGACGTGATGCAACGGTTTCTGTACTGACAAATGTCCTTAGCTCTATGCTTCCAACAGACCCAATGCGTCCGGCAATTCAGGGTATTATTCTGGACAATATCGATGGCGAAGGCCTTGATGACTTCAAAGAGTACAACCGAAACCAACTGCTGATATCTGGCATTGCAAAACCACGCAATGAGGAAGAGCAGCAGATTGTTCAACAGGCGCAAATGGCAGCACAAAGCCAGCCAAATCCTGAAATGGTTCTCGCTCAGGCGCAAATGGTAGCAGCGCAGGCAGAAGCGCAAAAAGCAACTAACGAAACTGCTCAAACTCAAATCAAAGCATTTACTGCCCAGCAGGATGCGATGGAGAGTCAGGCAAACACTGTCTATAAACTGGCTCAAGCCAGAAACATCGATGACAAAGCAGTGATGGAGGCAATACGCCTTCTGAAAGATGTCGCCGAGTCACAACAACAGCAATTCCAGTCACCACCACAGTCTCCGGCAGACTTAATGCCGAGTTAACCAGGAGTAATCAATGGAAAACGAACTGATCATCGACGGTCAGGTTATTGACCTGTCTGAAACACAGGAAAATGCAGAAGAAACCATCATCCAAACAGAGTCACAGCCTGAGAATGAAAGCCAGGATGACAACGGAAAAGAGATGGCAACTGATCCTGAAAAAACCGAAGAGACACCAGAAGATTACGCCTTGCGTATTGGTGATGAAGAAATTCAGCTTAACGCTGACGATGATGATCACATTGACGGGCAACCTGCACCGCAATGGGTGAAAGATCTTCGCAAAGGCTTCAAAGAAACACAGAAAGAAAACCGTGAGTTGCGCCGCCAGCTTGAGGAAGCATTAGCCAAGCCAGCGGAACATCAGCAACCACAACCAGACGCTATTCCACCAAAACCGACTCTTGAGTCGTGTGATTATGACGAACAGGCGTTTGAACAGGCATTGACTGATTGGCATGAGAAAAAAGGCCGTGTCGAACAGCAGCAGCAACAAAAACTACGTCAGCAACAGGAATACCAACAGCGTTTCCAGCAAAGGGTAGAAGCGCATAAACAACGGGCAGCCAAACTTCCTGTGAAAGATTATCAGGAAATGGAGGCCATTGTTCTTAGTGAGCTACCACCAATTCAGCAGGAAATCATCATTCACTGTGCAGACGAAGGCTCTGAACTACTCGCCTATGGCTTAGGTAAGAGCCAGCAATTACGCCAGCGTGTAGCCGCTGAGACAGATCCAATTCGCGCAGCATTCCTCTTGGGGCAGATTAGCAAACAGGTAAGCCTTGCTCCAAAACCAAAGAAAGCCATCAAGCCAGAGCCGGAAGTACGTGGTGGCGGTGCTGATGCGAAACAAGACGAATTCAACAAATTATGCCCCGGCGCAAAAATCGAATAAGGAAAAGATAAATGCCTAACAATCTCGACAGTAACGTCAGTCAAATCGTTCTGAAAAAATTCCTTCCGGGTTTTATGTCAGATTTAGTTCTGGCGAAAACCGTAGACCGTCAGTTGCTGGCAGGTGAAATCAACTCCAGCACTGGCGATAGCGTTAGCTTTAAACGTCCGCATCAATTCTCATCCCTCCGTACTCCCACTGGTGATATTTCAGGGCAAAATAAAAACAACCTGATCTCAGGTAAAGCTACGGGGCGTGTAGGTAACTACATCACTGTTGCTGTTGAATATCAGCAACTGGAGGAAGCGATCAAGCTTAACCAACTGGAAGAAATTCTCGCGCCGGTTCGCCAGCGAATCGTTACCGACCTTGAAACAGAGCTTGCTCACTTCATGATGAATAACGGTGCGTTGTCACTTGGTAGCCCCAATACTCCAATCACCAAATGGTCTGATGTTGCGCAGACGGCATCTTTCCTGAAAGACCTCGGCGTTAATGAAGGTGAAAACTATGCTGTAATGGATCCATGGTCTGCACAGCGACTTGCTGATGCGCAGACTGGTTTGCATGCTTCAGATCAATTGGTTCGTACTGCATGGGAGAACGCACAGATCCCAACCAATTTTGGCGGCATTCGCGCACTGATGTCTAATGGGCTTGCCTCTCGTACGCAGGGGGCATTTGGCGGAACACTGACAGTCAAAACACAGCCAACTGTTACCTATAACGCAGTTAAAGACTCATACCAGTTCACTGTAACATTGACCGGAGCGACAACCAGCGTTACAGGTTTCCTGAAAGCTGGTGATCAGGTTAAATTCACCAATACCTACTGGCTGCAACAGCAGACCAAACAGGCGTTGTATAACGGAGCCACACCAATTAGCTTCACTGCAACGGTTACTGCTGATGCTAATTCAGACAGCAGTGGCGATGTGACGGTTACGCTTTCTGGTGTTCCGATTTATGACACTACAAACCCGCAGTACAACTCTGTAAGTCGTCAGGTAGCGGCAGGTGATGCCGTATCTGTAGTAGGCACTGCTAGCCAGACAATGAAGCCAAACCTGTTCTATAACAAGTTCTTCTGTGGACTTGGCTCTATCCCACTGCCGAAACTGCACAGTATTGATTCTGCTGTTGCAACATATGAAGGTTTCTCCATCCGCGTACATAAATACGCAGATGGCGATGCCAACGTGCAAAAAATGCGCTTTGACTTACTGCCTGCATATGTGTGCTTTAACCCTCACATGGGCGGTCAGTTCTTCGGTAATCCGTAATAACAAGGGGCTTACGCCCCTTTTATGTTTTAAGGAAACAATATGGATCGCATGAGTGTATTCCTTGCCGCAGATAACGAATCCGGGCATGTACAGGCCGTTATCGCAGAAAAAGACTTCCAGTTTTTCGAAAAGTTGGGCTTTGTTGCCTCAGTTGATGAATTGAAACCGACCAGTAAGCGAGGTCGTAAGGCGGCAGACAATGGCAACAGTACTGACAAAGGGTGAGATCGTCCTTTTTGCGCTTCGTAAGTTTGCTATTGCTTCTAATGCATCGCTGACTGATGTTGAGCCGCAATCAATTGAAGATGGTGTAAATGATCTGGAAGATATGATGTCCGAGTGGATGATTAACCCCGGCGACATTGGTTACGCTTTCGCAACTGGAGATGAGCAGCCATTACCAGATGATGAGTCAGGTCTTCCAAGAAAATACAAACACGCAGTAGGCTATCAGTTATTGCTGAGAATGCTATCTGATTACAGCCTTGAGCCAACTCCGCAAGTTCTCAGTAACGCCCAACGCTCATATGATGCCTTGATGACCGACACTCTGGTTGTTCCTTCAATGCGACGACGTGGAGATTTTCCTGTAGGACAGGGTAATAAATATGACGTGTTTACATCTGACCGATATTATCCAGGCGATCTCCCTATGATTGATGGCGATATCCCAAACGCATAGGTGAATAAATGCCGATTCAGCAACTTCCGCTTATGAAAGGTGTCGGCAAAGACTTTCGAAACGCCGACTATATCGACTATCTGCCAGTGAATATGCTGGCAATTTTGATATAATAAGTACATGAAAAATCGAAACTTTAAGGAGTAGATATGCTTTCTGAGAATGCTAAAGATATACCTGGATTTGAAGGTGTTTATGCCGTAACAGAAGATGGCAGGGTATATTCTCACTCACGTGTTGTTAAGGCTGCGCATGGCAGCACGCAACTCAGAAAGGGGCGCTGGTTAAAGCCTAAAATCAATCAGGGAAGGGTGCTTTATAATATCGGAGCAAAATGGACTTTTGCCCATCGAATCGTTGCAATGACATTCCTGCCAAATCCTGAAAACAAGCCTCAGGTAAATCATATTGATGGCAATCCACTCAATAATAACGTCAATAATCTTGAGTGGTGCACTCAAAGCGAAAACATCAAACATGCATACGCCACCGGATTAAAGAAACCAATCAAGTTTTTCGGAACCAAGCACCCAAAACACAAGTTGAGTGATGACGATGTTCTTGCAATCAAGTCATCAAAAGAAAGCTTGTCAGTAATTGCGGCTAAGTACGGGATATCTAAGACCTGGGCAAGTAGGCTAAAGCGTGATGCTAACTGGGTTCATATAAAGGTTGATTCCAATGGCAATACAACAACTACCACTAATGAAGGGATTGGGGAAAAGTGCGGTTAATGCTGATTATATAGACCAACTTCCAGTCAATCTTTTAGCTACGCCCAAGGAGGTGTTGAATTCATCGGGATATCTTCGCTCATTCCCGGGCATTGCCAAACGTTCTGATGTAAACGGCGTATCGCGCGGTGTCGAGTACAACATGGCGCAGAATGCTGTTTATCGCGTTTGCGGTGGCAAGTTGTATAAGGGCGAAAGCGAGGTCGGTGATGTTGCCGGAAGTGGTCGCGTATCAATGGCGCATGGTAGGACATCACAGGCAGTAGGTGTTAACGGGCAACTGGTCGAATACCGCTATGATGGCACGGTTAAAACCGTCTCAAACTGGCCTACAGATAGCGGATTCACTCAGTATGAGTTAGGTTCAGTCCGCGACATTACACGCTTACGTGGGCGTTATGCGTGGTCAAAAGACGGTACTGATTCATGGTTTATCACTGACCTTGAAGACGAATCGCATCCTGACCGCTACAGCGCACAATATCGGGCAGAATCACAGCCTGACGGAATAATCGGTATCGGCACATGGCGAGATTTCATCGTCTGCTTTGGTTCATCGACGATTGAATATTTTTCCCTCACTGGTGCAACCACTGTTGGTGCCGCGTTGTATGTCGCACAGCCATCGCTGATGGTGCAAAAAGGCATCGCCGGAACTTACTGCAAAACGCCGTTTGCTGATTCCTATGCGTTTATCAGCAATCCGGCAACAGGTGCGCCGTCTGTGTATATCATCGGCTCCGGTCAGGCGTCACCAATCTCCAGCGCGAGCATTGAGAAAATACTACGCTCCTACACTGCTGATGAACTGGCTGATGGCGTGATGGAGTCTCTGAGATTTGATGCGCATGAGTTGCTGATTATCCACCTTCCGCGCCATGTTCTTGTTTACGACGCATCTTCAAGCGCCAATGGTCCGCAATGGTGCGTACTGAAAACGGGCCTGTATGACGATGTGTACCGCGCTATCGACTTCATTTACGAAGGCAATCAGATAACGTGCGGCGATAAGCTGGAATCGGTGACCGGGAAATTGCAGTTCGACATCAGCAGCCAGTACGACAAGCAACAGGAACACCTTCTGTTTACTCCGTTGTTCAAAGCGGATAACGCCAGATGCTTCGATCTGGAGGTGGAATCATCCACTGGCGTAGCTCAGTACGCCGACCGCCTGTTCCTCTCTGCAACCACTGACGGCATCAATTACGGGCGTGAGCAGATGATTGAGCAGAATGAACCGTTCGTTTACGACAAACGCGTTTTGTGGAAGAAAGTAGGGCGCATCAGGAAAAACATTGGCTTCAAATTGCGCGTTATCACGAAGTCACCTGTCACTCTGTCTGGCGCTCAGATAAGGATTGAGTAATGGCGGATTCGAATCTCAATGTGCCGGTAATCATTCAGGCTACACGGCTCGACACATCAGTCCTTCCACGCAATATCTTCTCGCAGTCGTATCTGCTTTACGTTATCGCACAGGGTACTGATGTTGGTAACGTGGCTAACAAGGCCAACGAGGCCGGACAGGGCGCTTATGATGCACAAGTCAGGAACGATGAGCAGGATGTGATTCTCGCTGACCATGAGCAGCGAATTTCTGCTGCGGAAGCAACGCTTGTTAATCATGAGGAGCGAATCAGCCAGGCAGAATCAACTCTTCAGGAACATGAAACGCGAATCGCTCAGAATGAAAGCGATATTGCGTCGCTTGATACCAGAGTTCAGTCGCTGGAGTCGCAGGTTTCAGACCATGAAACGCGCATTGATGCTCTGGAGTATGCAACCACACGCAAGAAGTCAGAGGTTGTTTACTCTGGTGTATCTGTAACCATCCCGACAGCGCCGACCAACCTTGTTAGCCTGCTGAAAACGCTCACGCCGTCATCCGGGACGTTGGCACCATTCTTCGACACCGTTAACAACAAGATGGTTGTGTTCAACGAGAACAAAACCTTGTTCTTCAAGCTGTCGATTGTCGGGACGTGGCCCAGCGGAACCGCCAACAGATCAATGCAACTAACCTTTTCCGGCTCTGTTCCTGACACACTTGTGAGCAGTCGTAATGCGGCGACAACAACCGATAACATCCTGTTAGCTACGTTCTTCAGCGTGGATAAAGACGGCTTTCTTGCCACAAATGGCAGCACGTTAACCATTCAGTCAAATGGTGCGGCGTTTACTGCCACAACCATCAAGATAATCGCGGAGCAGTGATGATTCAGTTCAAACCAACGCGAAACATCGACCTGATCGAAGCAGTCGGAAATCACCCTGACATTATCGCTGGTAGCAACAACGGTGATGGATACGACTACAAACCTGAATGCCGTTACTTTGAGGTGAACGTGCACGGGCAGTTTGGCGGCATTGTTTACTATCAGGAGATTCAGCCGCTGACCTTCGATTGCCACGCCATGTACCTGCCAGAGGTTCGTGGATTCAGCAAGGAAATCGGGCTGGCGTTCTGGCGATACATTCTGACTAACACCACCGTTCAGTGCGTCACATCGTTCGCTGCACGCAAATTCCGCCACGGTCAGATGTACTGCGCAATGATTGGCCTTAATCGTGTAGGAACCATCAAGAAATACTTCAAAGGCGTGGATGACGTGACGTTTTACAGCGCAACACGCGAAGAACTAATCGACTTCCTGAATCACGGGAGATAGCCATGTTATATGCATTTAAGCTGGGCAGAAAACTGCGCGGCGAGGAACCTTATTGCCCTGAAAAAGGCGGGAAAGGTGGCAGCTCTGATAAAAGCGCAAAGTATGCAGCAGAAGCTCAGAAGTATGCCGCAGACCTGCAAAATCAGCAGTGGCAGACGATCATGAAAAACCTTGCTCCGTTCACGCCTCTTGCGGAGCAGTATGTTAACCAGCTTCAGAACCTTTCCAGTCTAGAAGGTCAGGGGCAGGCACTTAATCAGTATTACAACTCTCAGCAGTATAAAGACCTTGCAGGTCAGGCTCGTTACCAGAGTCTTGCTGCTGCGGAGGCGACGGGTGGACTTGGTTCGACAGCCACAAGCAATCAACTGGCTACGATCGCGCCGACACTAGGTCAGTCTTGGTTATCAAACCAGATGAGCAATTACAACAATCTGGCAAACGTTGGGCTTGGTGCGCTGCAAGGTCAGGCAAACGCCGGGCAGACGTACGCCAACAACATGAGCAGCATTGCACAGCAAAGCGCAGCACTTGCCGCTGCTAATGCCAATAAACCATCAAGTCTTCAGACTGCAATTAGCGGTGGCACGTCTGGTGCGATTGCCGGTGCAGGTCTTGCCAGCCTTTTGGGAACATCAACGCCTTGGGGCGCTGGCATTGGTGCTGGTATCGGATTGCTTGGCTCGTTGTTTTAAGGGGTAATCATGGCTACTTGGCAAGGATCAAATGGCGGATTGTTGGCTGGTATCGGCGGCGTCAACTCAAACGCTCCGAGCGTAAATGACATCGGCAATACGCTTCAGCTTATCAGACAGAACAATGATATTGAGCGTTCAGGCGCTAACAATGTTGGGCTGACTGCTTTGCAAGGCCTTTCAGGTATTGCGGGGGTGTTTCAGCAGGAAAAGCAGGCTCAGCGGCAGAAAGAATTTCAGCAGGCATACGCTAATGCTTATGCGTCTGGTGATCGCGGTGCTTTGCGTCAGTTGGCTACTCAATATCCAGACCAGATTGAATCCGTTCGTAAAGGCATGGGATTCATTGATGAAGACCAGCGCAATTCTATCGGCACCTTAGCGGCTGGCGCACGCCTTGCTGCCTCGTCTCCAGAAGCAATGCAATCATGGCTGCAAAACAACGCCAAGGAACTGACTCGCGTAGGTGTTGACCCTAACAGCGTTGCTCAGATGTATCAGCAGAATCCTTCAGGATTTGGTGAGTTTGTTGATCACCTTGGAATGGCTGCTCTTGGTCCGATTGATTACTTCAATGTTCAGGACAAGATGGCAGCTCGTGAGATTGACCGAGGCAGGCTGGCAGAGACAATCCGCAGCAATCAGGCTGGAGAGGCGCTAACAGCACGAGGTCAGAACATCACGATGCGCGGTCAGGACTTATCTGCTTCTACTGCGCGACGAGGTCAGGATTTGGCTATGCAGCGAGCGTCAACAAGAGGAATCGCTGGGAATGATGAGCGTACAGTTCAGTTATCAGATGGCAGAACTGTAACGGTAGGCGGGAAGCTTCACGGAGCTGGGGCTAATGCGTTCTACGAAGGCATCGACAACGAGGGGAATATGGTTCGCGTCCCTGCCAGTTCAATCGCTGCGCCTGCAACATCGTCTGCATCAGCACAAAACTATGCCATGAAGAAGGATATCGACGCGATCGCAAATGCAGACGCTTCTGCTCTCGATTTCATGACAGGAATGACCGGCGGTGCAGGTAACCCGGCAATTGGTGCTGATGTTCGCAGCCGATTAACAGGAAAAGAGCAGCGTCAGTTATATAACTCAGCACAACGTATTCAGGGAAGAATGCAGAATCAGGGCGTGGCGGCAGCAAGGGACATGGGTGCCAGTGGTATTAACACCGTTGCAGAAGCGAAGATGTATTTTCAGGGGATGCCGCAGGTTGACTATTCAAGCCCGGAGGCTATGCAGCAGTCGATTCGTGAGATTCAGGAATACACCAACAATTACAACCAACAATATAACGTTAATGTTGGTAAATCTCAGCGGCAGCAATCTCAACCTGCACAGGTATCACAGCCAGCAGCCAGCAGTAACTTTTCTTCACTATGGGGTGATTAATGGCTAAAGCATGGAAAGATGTTATCGCCTCTCCACAGTATCAGGCGTTAGCACCAGAACAAAAAGCGCAGGCTCAGGAGCAATACTTCAATGAAGTCGTGGCACCGCAAGCCGGAGAAAATGCAGAGCAGGCTAAGCAAGCTTTCTATGCTGCCTATCCATTGCCATCTGTGCAGCCAGTGGATACACAGCAACCAGTAGCACAGCAACAACCGCAGCAAAGTGGATTTATGTCTGATCTTGGTGAAGCAGTGAAAGAGACTGGTCGCGGACTGGTGCAGGCTGGCGTGAACGTGGCAAACATACCTGCATCAGTTGCAGATGCTGTAACAAGCGCGGCGGCTTGGGCTGGCGGTAAACTCGGCATTGGCGATGGTACATATCAACCAGCGCCACGAGTAACAACGCAGGGATTAGAGCAGGACTTTGGCCTTCAGCAAGGCGCGCTTACTCCACAAACGACAGAGGGAAGGGTATTTGCTGAAGCATTGCCTTACCTCACTCCTGCTGGCGTTGAGAGAGCGGCAGCGCAGGCACCAACACTTGCTGGTCGAATTGCTCAGGGGGCAACTCGCCTTCTCGCTGAAAACGCAGTTGGATCACTTGCTGCAAATAGTGCGAAAGATGATGCGGAAGCACTCGCCACCGATTTAGGCGTTGGTGTGCTGGCTGGCGGTGCTATTAACGCTGCCGGACGTGGATTAGGTGCTGCTTATCGTGGCGTACGTGGTGCTATTGCGCCAGAAGCGCAGCAGGCTATCAGATTTGCAGAGCGTGAAGGAGTTCCTCTGCACACCACAGACCTGTTACAACCAACTTCACGCGTCGGAAAAATGGCGCAGACTACAGCAGAAAATATCCCTCTGGCTGGCACAAGCGGAATGAGAGCAACGCAACAGGAAGCGAGAAGCCAGTTGGTGCAGAGATTTGCTGATAAATTCGGTGAGTATGATCCAGCTGTTGTTATTGACAGCCTTAAAGCGAAAACATCAGGAATTCGTCGTGCCGCCGGTAATCGACTGGAGCAGGTTCAGAATGCTATGGCTGGAGTAAACATTCAGCCTGCACGAGCAATTCAGCAGATTGATACAGAAATATCTAACCTGCAGAAGCTTGGTAAGGTTGCTGATAACGAGACTATTTCAAAACTTCAGTCATATCGTGATGAGCTTGTTCGCAATGCTGGTCCTGATGGTCCGGTAAATCTGGATTTGAAGCAATTAAGCGACCTGCGCAGCCAGTTCAGAATGGACGTGAAGGGTGAGCGACCAGTGTTACCAAACCGTTCCGATGCCGCCATTCAGCGCGTTTACAAGGCGATGACAGACGATATCAATGGTGCCATTGGTCAGAATCTTGGCAACGATACTCTCCGTAAATATCAGCAGGCCAATGCCGTCTACGCTGACGAAGCAGCGAAACTAAAGAATACCAGGCTGAAGAATGTTCTCATGAAAGGCGATCTGACGCCGGAAGTTGTCAACAACATGCTATTCAGCAAGAACAAATCTGAAATTAAGACGCTGTATAACTCAGTTGGTCGTGTTGGCAGGGCGCAAATGCGCAATGGCATCATTGGAAAGGCGATGGAGAAATCTGGCGGATCCCCTGACCAGTTCCTTCGGCAGCTTAACATCCTGCAAAACCAGACTGGCATCACATTTAAGGGGCAGGACGCTGCTTATCTGAAAGGATTGAAAAACTACCTGCAATCCACGCAGCAGGCTGCAAAAGCGGCAGTAACAACACCCACAGGACAGCAAACTATCCCGTTCATTATTGGGTATGGGACGGCAATGAACCCGGCGACAACTGGCGCAGCAGTAAGCTACGGACTTCTTACTCGCGCCTATGAGAGCGAGCCATTCAGAAATGCAATGCTCAGAATGGCAAACACCCCACGCGGATCAACAGCCTTTGAGAAAGCAATGCAGCAGGCACAAAATACAATTAACGCTCTGACGCAGGGGGCTAAGTCTGATGCGTTGTCAGAATAGCTTTGCAAATACCAGGAAAGTGCAAAAACCAAATATGTAGAATGCAATATTCATCATATCTCTTTGCATAAATCCTCCGTAATGGATGGTTAGTTGCTGTCTTTTTTATATAGCTCCTTGAGCGTATCAAAGACAATTTTCTTAACCATATCAGATTGTTGTTCTGCCATACGCTCTGCATCGTCAATGTAAACTGATGCAGAGCTTTGTTTAGTCAATGATTCTTCAATCGCTGCAATTATCTCAGAGTTCAGCGACCTGTTATTCATCTTCGCGCGCTGTTTAATTTTCTCGTGGAGTTCATGCGGAAGTCTCAAGTGAAACTGCGCCTCGTCGTATTTGCTGTACATCCTTGATGCCTCACCAGTTGGGTGGAATGGCATCGTAACCTACTGGATAAATACTCAATAGTACCATTTCGGTATGCAATCACATCATGGTTGCATCATATCATTCGTTTGGAGTAATGAAATGTCAGATATCACCGCAAACTTAGTGGTAGGGATGCCTGCGCAGCTTTTCACGCTGGCACGCTCATTTAAAGCAAATGCCAACGGTAAAATCTATCTTGGGCTACCAGATACCGATCCTACAATCCCAGCGAATCAAATCCCTGTTTATATTGAAAGTGAAACTGGAGATCTGATTCCAACTGCTCAGCCGATAGTTATTAACGCGGGTGGGTATCCTGTTTACAACGGGCAGATATCAAAGTTCGTTACTGTGCAGAATTACAGCATGGCTGTTTACGACGCCTATGGATCGCAGCAGTTCTACTTCCCTGACATTGCAAAATACGACCCAGATCAGTTAAGGCAACAGCTTGAGAGTAGTTCTGGTGCTGACATAGTCATGACTGGATCAGCTCCATTCATTGTTAGAAGTGTTGGCGACATTCTAAAAGACATTCCTACCAATAAATATTTTGGTGCCAAATGTGATGGTGTAACTGATGATACAGTAGCAAATCAAACTGCTCTTGACTGGTCTGCTGATAACAAAAGAACTGTTCTTTTTGTTGGTAAGTCATGTACATCATCTAGGTTGGTTTTAAAAAGTGGAGCTCGGATGGAGAACATAGGTTCAATAGCTCCTAAAAACTTCACTGACACAGTTGTTATAGAGATAAAGGATGATGCCTGGAGGTCTCCATATAATGATGGGATAACAGCAATTCAGACTGGGAATCGGGTTCTTCTGAATAACATTAATATAGATCCGGACGAGGTGATAAATGCTGTTGGCATTTATGGTACTGATGGTGCTGGCCCTGTAATTAATAATGCAAGAATCTTTAACATGAGGAATGGAGGTATTAATATTGAAAAGGGTTATGAGTGGAAATTCAATAATACATCAGTTGTAGCACCGGAAGACCAGCTTGGAACATCTGGCGTTAGTGGGATATTACACCGTACTTCTGATAGTATGTATATCAATACAACGGTAGTTGGATATCCTGTCGGCATGGAAGTTACAAGCGGAGCAAATGACATAGTTAACACACACGTCTGGGGGTTAGATGGAATTAGAACAACACGCGTGATGTTAATTGGTTTAAAGCTTGGTGGCAGCTCAAATAACGTTATTAATTATTATTCTGACACGCCACATAAGCTTGACAAAACACAGCCAGCAAGTATAGCTAATGGTGGGATCGGATATGTAATATCTGGTTTCAATAACAACTTGGTGTGCCCAAGAGTCCTTTTTCATGTAAATGATGGTCCTAAGTATGGGAAGGTATTTTACATTAGTGGAACGGAAAATAGCATTAGAGAACCTGTTAGTTCTGATGTTTCAGGTATCGAAGATGGTGGTGTGTATGTGTTTTCTGGTTCAGCAACGCCAATCAATAATAATGTATCTGGTGGTAACTTACAAAGCTTCTACGTTTTCCCTCAGTCCACTGGATTCAACCCAACCATAAACGCACCTTGCACATATACTTCACAAATATACAGACATGAATTGACTCAGCGCAGCGTATCAGGAAGGTTAACTATTGAATGCAACATAACAAGCAACGTTGGATCCGGTGCGTTTTCAATATCTCTTCCCCCTTACCTAAGCTCATTCAAGGGTGATTGCACTGGCTCAATATTCACAATATTGAATAATACTATACGCGCTGACACCAACCTAATTGAAGTTAGAGGGTATATTACTGGAGGTAAAATATTTTTTAGAAGGATCTTCAGAAGTGGATCTCCTGTTGATGTTCAGATAACAGATCTGATAACAGGTTATGCATCAATAGACTTGAGCTTTTCTTGTTGTTTATGATTTTAATTTGATGCCGGATTGGGTTTTATTCTTTCCGGCACCAAAAAAATAATCATTTACATGGATTTATTCCGTAATATATTACAATATCATCTTTATATCTGAATATTGAGTAATATCTTGATGAAATCAATGGCTCTGATTTGATGCCACAAACCATGCGCAACATGCCGCTTTTAACAACGTTATTATAAAGTGCAACATTTTTTATGTTGTACTGTTGCATTATAGAAATTGATATCCATGGCACAGCCGGGCTATATATCTGCCTAATAAATTTGTTAGCAGACAGTATCTTCCCGGTTATCCGCGAATTATATATGTCTCCGTAAGCGTAAACATATCCCTTGAAATCAAGTTTAGATAGATCATTAGCTGCAAGTGAAATAACAAATTCCTCATACTTTCTTTGCTCTTTTATGGCATTCGAAAATAGAAAAGAAGTAGATAAGGAGAAAAACAAAATAACAGATACGAATGCAGTGTAAGTATTTTTATTAAACGCCTTATAAAATGAATAAATGAACAATGCTATAGAAGCAGAAAGGCCAGACAATACCCTAACGTCTGTTATACCCTCCCTTAAAAGAAATGCAGGCCCAGTCATGGAAAGTAAAATTGCAACTGGGGATAAAGTAATAAATAAAATATTTACCACACCTTCATTTCTTGACTTTATGACATACGTCAAATAACAAAATAAAAAACACGCGGCACCTAAAATAACTATAAATTCATATAACTTGCCTACCAAGCCAAAATAAAAGTATACCTTTTCTAGGGATGACATGAAAGATTTAATAATATCGGATGGGTCGATGTATGACGCCCTTCCTGAATTCATCTTGAAAAAATAACTTATCAATATGAAGTATAATAAATATGATGATAAAAAAACTAAAAGAGATTTTATGTTTGATATTTTTGCATATTTATAAACTGCGTTACCTGCAACTAATGTTATAAATATGTTGGCGCAAGGCTGATACAGGCAAAGAGATGATACTAGAAGTATCACTGAAAAAACTATCGATACTTTTCTTTTTTCGTCATATATAAAAAAAGATAAAACACAAAGCGCTGTAGCCAATACCATAGTGAACGAGTCAAACTGATATGCAGCGTTCTGAATGAAAAATGGAGTTACAAAGATAGATGTCAAGAATAAAGAAAAAACGAATTTATTGTTTTCTTGAGATAATTTATCTGAAACATACCAAATTACAGCAGATGCAACTATCACGCCTGTTAGTAATGGCATAGGTGCTGTATTAGGAAGCATTTTAAAGTTCAAAGAGAATATATGCATTAGGAAATCGGAAAGAGGTCTTCCCAAAACCCCCCACCCATCAAAAGAAAACAATGATCTATCTAAGTCATCCCTGTAAAGAACATCCGCGGATATTATTGGATAGAAAAATATCGCAATTAAAAACAATGGGATGTAAAAATATTTAGAATTAAACATTCCTATTTTCACCTTTCTTTAGTATGTACTTTGGTCTTTTTTTGGTTTCTATGTATATGCGTCCAATGTATTCACCAAGGACACCAATCCCAATCAATTGAATGCCGCCAAGGAAAAGTATGGAAACCAACAGTGACGGGTATCCAGGAACACTATTACCGAAAAGAAGCTTATCTAAAATCATCCACGCGCCATAAATGAATGACAGGCTGGCGACAGCAAGTCCGATGTATGTCCACATGCGCAATGGAAAAGTTGAGAAACTGGTGATTCCTTCAAGCGCGAGATTCCACAGCTTCCAGCCATTGAACTTGCTGTCACCAGCTATGCGTTCTGCGCGAGCATACTCGACGACGTCAGTCTTTCCACCAACCCAGCTAAGTATGCCTTTCATAAACAGGTTGCGTTCAGGCATTGATTTAATGTTCTCAACCACTTCACGCGACATAAGCCGAAAGTCTCCGACGTTTTCCTCAATCTTCGGATTGCTTATTTTATTGTGGAGCTTATAGAACCACTCAGCCGTTTTTCGCTTCAGTCTGCCATCCGTTGAGCGGTCAGATCGTTTAGCAAGCACCATATCAGCGCCTGCCTGCCATTTTTCAATCAGTTGAGGTATTACCTCAATCGGGTCTTGCAGGTCAACATCAATAGGAATAACAGCATCGCCTGTTGCATGGTCTAACCCTGCAAACAATGCTGGTTCTTTACCAAAGTTGCGCGTAAATGACAGCGGAACAACTAGCGGATCAGAAACAGCCAGAGCGTAAATTATTGACTCTGTAGAGTCTTTGCTGCCGTCATTTATGAAAACAATTTCCACCTCATATGGCTTCAACTCTTCGAGTTCACGTACCGTTTTATAAAAAATTGGTATCGCTTCTTCTTCATTGAAGACAGGAACTACAAGAGATATCTTCATTTCGCATCCCTAAAGACAATGAACTTTGAATATACGAAACCGCACACCAGGCTGATGGCGGAGAAAGTGATAAGGGTTAGCATCGGGGGAAGTGCGCATCTATCAGCAGCCCATCCAACAGTTGCACTCAGTGTTCCCATGAACCCGACATATAACATGTAGCGCATCGTTGTAGTCGATGCTTTGAATGTGAATCTTGCATTCGCGAAGAAGCTAAAACTCACAGCCACAACGAAACCTGCGAAGTTTGCAAGAGCCTGATTGGTGTGCGCGGCATAGATACATACACCAAAAACCACCCAATGTATAAGTGTGTTCAGCACACCAATCGAGGTGTACTTTGCAAATAGCTTTAACATTTCTTCTATCAGCTAATAATCAAAGGCATGAAGTCTATCATCCAAGTCTCAATCGATCGATACTTGCTGTGGTTGATGAGAAAAAACTGAGACACACAAAGCTTTGCACTGGATTGCAAGGCTTTGTGTCATTCGATAGCTAAGGTGGATCACTCCACCTTTTCATCAAGCCAGTCCGCCCACCACTGCATCATTTCTCTGCGCTTATCGTGGCAGATGCCTCACTATCACACGGTGATGGTTCATTACTGGTTTGCATAATGGATAGAGAACTGAGGATAAAAGATATCCCAAAACCCCAAAATCTCATCTTTAGAATTTGCAGAAAGGGAGGCGTGAACAAATACCTGCGCATGAAAACGGAACTAGTCCAGATGTGATATTTGTGGTGATCACATACATCATCAACGATGCTCGTTATGGTGAGTTTGATGACTACCCGCTGAAGTGAAAATAGTGTTGTGTACCAAATTGCGTACCAAACTAAAATCACAAATCATGAAACCCTTGTTCATGGCGGTTCTCAGGGGTATTGCGCGTAATCGTGAAACAAAAAGGTAGATTGTTGCTTACCGTCATTCATCATTAGGTT